ATTTTGTATCTCACCCATTGGGTATTGACCTCCGGAGCGTCTTCATCGCATTCACACCCCTATGAATATTGACGTTTGCGACGATCCGAGGTTTCATAATTAAGGCTCAAAATGGAAATGTGGGCTAGACAGCTTCCAGGAGTCCGAAGTGAACAATCCCTTCAATCCGATCATGAGCACACTGAGGGCAACGAACTGGCGAGCTGCCGGGTTTGCCGCAGCCTCTGGAGGTGCTCAGTTTGCTGCCGGCTCCGCAGCGGTAGGCGCCATCGTCGGACGGAAGAACCACAAAGTCAGCGCCATGGGAAGAGGGGCACTGTATGGAGGTGCAGCCGGCGCTGTGGGTGCAGCGGGCTTCTCTGTATGGGCCCAACGCGCGCTCCAGGCTGCAGCGTAACCAGTAGATTCGGAAGTCCATTTGCCCAGATTTGCTCCAGCTACACTCGCCGTCATGTCCGGCTCCGCAGTTCTTGGCGGGGCATTCGGCTTTTCGCGCGCCAGTGCCGCTGCTCAGGATGATCCTGCTCCTGAACGGCTTGGATTCTCGCTTGTTCAAGGCGGAGCCACGGCCGCCGTGGCCGCCGGCGTCGGAGCGTTCGCGTGGAAGAGCCGTGACATCCTGGCTCCCGCAGCCTGGGGAACTGCCAGGGGCATCGGCGAGAGTGCCACCCGGTCCATGAGCCGGGCCTTTCAGACCAAAGGATTCACCGGGATGCTGAGTCACCCTCTCACCATGGCTGGCTTCGGCGCGGCCGCTGGGGGCCTGATCGGTTCCAAGTTGAGTGACGACCCCGTCAGAGGAGCCGCCGCCGGCGCGGCCATCGGGGGCATAACGACTCTGGCTGCCCGCGGAGCGACGAAACTCTGGGGCGGATCTCCCTGGTATGCGAAGGCGGCCCTGGTGGCGGCCGCTGCCATTGGAGCTGGCACTGCGACGCGCGCCTTTACACACGAAGATTCCTATGCCGCCGAGGATCACGCCGTCAGTGACGGTTCCGGAGGCTACGAGACAGAGCCCGGTGTTCGCCGGCGCATGGCTTCGATGAATGCCACAGGAGACGTGGTCTTTGGTCTTCATTCAAGGCGGCACTAATGCTGGCGACGCTCACTCAGTCTGCGCAGAGCAACTTCTCCAATACCGTTCAGTTCATCGGATCGATCCCAAGACCTTATTGGAAAAGAGCCGCTCTTTCTGTAGGACTTCCTGGCTCTACCCTCGATGTCCAATCAATGGCTCAGGAAATGTCTTCTGCCCAGCGTGGCGAGATCGTTCCGACGACTTTGGGGATCGGAGCAGGTGTAGCAGTTGCTCCGGTGCTCCAAGGGGCAATGGCCATGGGGATTTCAACTGCGGCGGCTGCAATTGGCATTTCTATACCTGGGATTGGGACTCTCGCATGGCTGGCGTCCCTCTATCCGGATGCAGCGATAGGAGCAGGTGCCAGAAATACGGTGCGCGCCCTGACTGACCTCGGCCGGCAGATCCGCCATCTGGAGTTTGGTGGGCACTACACCGACACGGAGACTGCCCAACGCCTGCGTATGCAGGCTTTCTATGAGATGAGCGGCGCCACTTCGGCGGCCCGCCGTTACCTGGGCCAAGAGGCCTACTTCCTTCACCGGTAATGGAGACAAAGTGAACAACCCACTCAATGCTATTTGGAGTTCTCTCAGCTCGGCAGCCAAATGGACGGCTGGCCGGGTGTCACAACCTGGAATTGCAAGGAATGCCGCGATTGGCACAGGTATCGTCGCCGGTGCCGGCATTGCCGGCGGAGTCGGCGGCGCCTACAAGAATTGGTCCATTGGCGGGAATCAGGACAAAGCCCGGTCCGCCCGGATCGGCGCAACCCTCGGCGTCCTTGGAGCAGGTTCTGTGCTCGGAGCCCGTGCCCTCGCAAAGCGTGTCTAACCCAACCTTCAACCTTCGGAAAGTGAGTGCCTCATGGGATCTCCCGTCACCATTTCCAACCCGGCTCCTGGCGGTTCGTACCTGAACTACCCGCGTGCTGTGTTGAATACCCCCCATCCTGTCTATGGCGGGAACCTTGCCGGCTTCGGCGTGGGTGATCTGCCCACCCAATTCGAGTCAGGCCTTGCCGTGTTCACGGCCATCACGGCAAATGCAACATCAGGGCTGATCGACGTTGCCGCCAACGCAATCGAGTTGGATGCGACCTTCAGCGATCTGCACACCAGCTGCACGATCACGGTATTCCTCGCGGACGGCGAAACAGTCGTCGCCACCTGGAACAATGTGTCGACTCTCAACAGCGGCAACCTGTATGCCGGCTTTGCCGAGCAGCGCAAGCTCATCGGCGGTGGTTCCCTGGTCTTTCAGGTCTCGAACTACGACGGCGCCGGCTCCATCACCCTCTCGGTTCGCCGCACCGGCTAAGAGTTGGTGTTTACCCAGAGTAGGCACCCTACAAAGGCTTCGTCCGCTGAGCCAGCCTGGCAAATCAGCGGATCTCTCCAAGGAATCCCACTTGAGTACCGGATTCGTTCCGTTGGCGGATCTGGTTGCCGGCCTCACGCCGGATGATCAGACCTTCTTTGCCAACACCATCAAACGAGATCACGAAGCTGCAGGCACCGACCAGGAGGGAATCCTGCGCCGGATCTTGGGCTGTAAGCAGTGCCAGGACTGTGTCGCAGGCTACAAGCAGAAGCATCCTGGCAAAGCATTCGGAATCAAGTGCTTCGGTGTCTATGACACTCCCGATTATGAGGCGATGCAGGCTGACCTGCACACCCGTGGGGATGACATGGAGCTGGACGAGATCCGTGAGATCTACGATCCGGCGTTCTGGTCCACCAGGTACATGGTTCTGCGCGACGATCAGGGCAACATCGAGCCTTGCGCGCCGCGCGTATACCAGGAGGAGGCGCTCCGCTGCACTTCCCCGCGCAAGGTCGACAGGTGGGGCCGTGGTCTGGGCAAGACCCTCTGCGGCGTCATCGAAGAACTCCACTTCATCAGCATCAACAAGAACACCGAAGTCATGGTGGTGGCGCCTTCCCAGGCGCAAGCCCAACTGTGGTGGGATGAGATCGTCTTCCAGATCGAGAACTCGCCGGCACTCGGCGGGAACGACTTCCTGATCTCGAAGAAGCAGCAACCTTATTACTACATGCGGTTCGGCAACGGATCGGTCATCAAGATCTTCACGGCCGGATCGAAGTCCGGCAAGGGCGCAGATTCCGTCCGTAGCCAATCCCCGCGGCGTATCCGGCTGGAGGAGCAGGACTACCTGGCGGACAAGGATTACCAGGCCATCATGCCGCTGATGCGCCGGTTCAAGAACATCACCTTCCACGGCTCCTCAACCCCGACCGGCCTGCGCGGGATGTTCTGGCAGATGTGCAACAAGCTGCCCGACTACAAAGAGTTCTTCCACCCGATCATGGATCACCCGAACTGGGGGACCGATCAGCTGAACGAGGAAGTCTGCCTGGCCGAGGCCCAGACCCTCGAGAAGTATCGTCACGAATGGCTGGCCGAGTTCGGCGACCCTACCGCCGGCGTGTTCAAGTCTGCGTTCGTTGACTGGGCCATGAAGCCCTACAGCCTCAAGACTCTCATCTATGACGCGAACAAGCGTCATGTGATGGGAATCGACTGGAACGGCAAGGGCACCGGCACCCGGATTGTGGTCACCCAATACGACCCCACCACCCGCAAACGGCGCGTGGTTCACCACGAAGCGATCGACGACGACAAGGCAACGACCAAGAAGTCCTTCAACAGGATCGTGGAGCTGAACAAGCTCTGGCACTGCGACTATGTGTACGTCGATGCCGGCTTCGGCTTCGTTCAGGACGAACTCATCAAGGACATCGGCGTTCAGGCTGGTACATTCGATTCGGACACCGCGAAGCTGAAGTACATCAACGTCGTCGACTTCGGCGCCAAGCTGGAGACCAACGCTCTGGTTCCCAACCGGGACCCTGACTCGAAGTACCTTCCCAACCCCAAGGACGACATTCTCAAACGGCGCACCAAGCCGTTCATGGTCGAGGGCGTGGTCATGGCCTTCGAGATGGAGTTGGTGGAGGTTTCGCGCGAGTACGCACTGCTCGAAGAACAGCTTCGTGGCTTCCGGGTCAAGACCTGGACCAAAGGCGGAGCTGCCGACACCTACTCGACTGATGCCGACTCCGGCGATCACGATCTCGATGCTTTCATGTTGTCGATGCTGGGAATCGAGCTGAACTACGGTCTCTGGCACACCAAGGAAACCGTCAGGCGTTTGGTACAAATCGCCCATGTGTCAGGCTGGGGATTGCCGTCCACTGTAATTAGCCAGCAGGCGGCGTCACCTGTCCAGACGCCAGGGCCGCCGGCCCCGGCTGCCACCGAGAGGATGCGTGAACTCAAACGCGAGACCTCTGGTGTTCCTGCGCGAACCAAGTCAGAAAGCAACCTGCAGGAGCAGTACCGTTTGCTTCACATGGCGAGGCAGAGCTACACCGTGGCGCCTGTCAACTCACCTGGCTCCGCCGGCAATGGTCGCGTTCCTTCCCGCACCAGCTTCTTTCAGAATTCAACCCGGCCCGGATTTGGCAGTGCCGGTCGTCGTTTTGGTGGTGGTTAATGGCCAACGGAGATCCCCAGGACAACATTGCGGCGAGTGTGGCAGCTAGTTACGACATGCCGATCGCGGTCTCCGTCATTGAGAAGTTGTCCAAGTTCCCGTTCCTCCAGCAGTTGGGCTACAACGGCCAACTGAACTGGTTGAAGGGAGGATTCCTCGGGTTGCAGGACTTCTTCGACGAGATGACAACCTATTCGAGCGCCGCCGACATCCTGCAGATTGCCTGGCAGCTCATCCAGCCCAGAGTGCCCCTCAACCTGGATGTGCAGAAGAACCTGTACACGACGGATTCGATGGGAACGGTCGGCAATGCCTTCCAGCAACTGGTCGGTTTCCAACAGACCTTCGCCGTCAATCCCGACGACCTTTCCGATTCAACCGGCAGCGCAGTCGTTGCCAACAATCTTCCGAGTTCTTAATGGCCTTCGAGTCGATCCAGTTCAAGTACACCCCGCCACCCACCGTCTCTGCGGCGATTCCCGCCGCACAGGCTGCTGTGCCTGTGAGTCTGGCCACGGGTGGCAGCCTGGCGAATTCCGGGAATGCCACGGCGAGCGCGTCGGCCGCCGGAAAGCTGATCGCCAGACTGGCAGACCTGTTGGACACCAATCAGTACCTGCAGCAGGTGATCCTTGCAATGAGCACGGGGCTGGGCATCGAGTTCGATCCTTCCGTGGATCCGGAGACCGCGCGGGCACTGCAGACGATCTATTCAAACCTGCCGGTTCCGACATCGCTTACCGTCAGTATGTACAACCGGATGCTCGATGCCAAGATGACGGCATTGCAGATCGAATCGGGCCTGGGAACCGGCACTGCCTACGAGACGAATCCGTTTCAGGCGTCGGCCGTCACTCAAATCAACCAAGCCATCGAAAGCGGCCTGGTCAACAGCGGACAATCCCAATACCAGACCGCTCTGCTTCTGGGCCCATTGAAAGGGGACGCGGTCCTCTTCAACAACATGACAGCCCAGCTGTCACAGTATCCGGTCATTGCATCGCCGGGAACCCCTTCGATCGCCACCAACAATCCAAACCAGATCTCGATTCTGGGACAGGACGTTTCGCCGGCACTGGCGAGCACCATGAACAGCTCGCTCGACTCCTTCCAAAGCTCCTATGCGTCGGTCTTCCAACTGACTGCGGGTGTAGGAGTCGTCGCCCAGGACGTCAATAACGTCCTGAACCAGTTCTTCCTGGAACCTCCCACCAATCTGGTGAGGATGATCCCGATGTTGCAGGCACTTCAAGGCTTCTCACAAGGGCCTCGCCTGGACTCGATCGTCAACGGGATGACTGGCACGGTGTTCGTTCAACTCATCGCTGAAGCGGCCGGGATGGTCATCATGGCCGACCGTTTCATGCAGACCGCGGTGCAGCCCCTCAAAGGCAGCACATCCAATATCGGTCAGATGGTCTCGCAGATCCAGGCGGCCGCGGCCATGGCCAACGTGGTGGTCAACGGGGCAAGACAGAGCTTCGTCAACACCACCGGCGGGCTCAAGGGTTGTTCGCTGGCCTACAACAGCGGCCTGCCAACAGCGCCGGTCAGCTCGTCCGCGCTGGTGCCAGCGAGCACTTTCCAGGTTCCCGGGGCGGGTCCAATGACCCCCGGCCTGATGACATTGGCTACCCACCTCGATTGGGCAAACACGACAGTCAGCAATCGGGTCATGGTGCTTCAGGAATCCTTCCAGAAGTTGTTGAATCGCCGGACGGGCGACATGAACACCCAGATGGACATCATCGCCAGCACTCAAGCCCTGAACACACTGACCCAACTGGCCAAGGCCGTGATGACTTACAACAGCAGCCAACCTGCGGTAGGCGCCACAAACTCAGTCACTCAGACTGCGGCTGTGAGCCAGATCCTCAGCGGCATGAGTTCGACGACAGGCACTTCTTTCGTTGTCACCAACGGCCGGATGCAGGCCGTTTCTCCCACAGTCCCCGCACCGCCCAGCAACGTGCAAACGGTTCTGACCAAGGGCGGCGTGAACCTGATCGTCGCATCCTCGTCGACTGTACAAGCACCCACCATTGGAGCAGTGAGCTAATGCCACGCACACCAGACACAACTCTTCAGGACAATGCAGCGGCCCGGAAGGAACGGCTGATGGCCTTTGTTGACGGCACGTCCACCAAGGCCAAGCCCGGCAAAGCCGCAGTGATCCGCCGGACGATCGCCGGTCAGGTCATCGAGCCCAACATCAAAGGGCTGGGGCGCAGGACTGCCTCGTATACCGATAAAGGCTTTCAGCCTGTTGAACGGTCGACTGGAGAACGCAACATCAGCGACAAGCTGATGGAAGGCATGAAGATCGAGGACGCCGGCAAGATGCTGAACGGCGACCTGAACAAGATCAAGCTCGACAAGGCAGCCGATTACATCGGCACCTACTATATGTGGAACGGCATCCTGATGCCGGAGTATGACATGCGCGAACCGCACGCCATCTCTGACACCGAGGTCTATGTCAAGCAGGCCGTGGCCCGCAAGTTGGCGCTCGCCGCGCGCGCCGGCTACGAGATCATGAGCGACCGCGAGGAAGACGCCGATTACATCCAGACTCGCATCAATGCGTTTGAATTCGTCACCGAACGCAGCTTTGAGAGCTTCATCAAGGGCGTTCTGCGCAACCTGTTCCTGTGCTCCAACTGCTTCCTCCTCAAGATCCGCAAGGAAGACGCTTCCCCGGTGAGCAAGAAGAAGGGCGGCAGAATTCCAGTCGCTGCCTATGTGATCATCCCTGCCCACACGATGCACCCTTATCTGGAGAAGGGGAAGATCAGCAAGTGGCGCCGCATCTTCGACCACGGCATTCCGTGGATCGATTACCCGGTTGAGGACATCATCCACCTGAAGTGGGACGTCAAGCCTGGTCACATCTTCGGAACGCCGCGCACCATCGCCGTCCGGGATGACATCTTCGCCCTGCGCCGGCTTGAAGAGAACATCGAACTCCTGTTCATCAATCACCTGTTCCCGCTGTTTCACGTTCAGGTCGGCAACGAGAAGGCACCCTGCACCTACGGCCCGGGCGGCGAGTCCGAGATCGATATGGTGCGCTTCCAGATCGAGAACATGCCCAAGGAGGGCGTGTTCGTAACCGACGAGCGCGTCACCGTCACCGCCGTTGGCGCCAACGGCAAGTCTCTCGACTTCAAGGCCCTGGTGGAGCACTTCAAGTCCCGGGTCTACATCGGCCTGGGCATGAGCGCCATCGATATGGGCGAAGGCGCCGACGCCACCCGCGCCACCGCCGACAACATCTCGCAGAACCTGAAGGATTCGATCAAGGCCGACCTCGACGAGCTGGCCGATCAGATCCGGATGCTCATCTTCAAGGAATGGTTCCAGGAAGCCAACTACTCCACCTCTGTGCAAAAGGGCGTGGCGCGCACCAAGCTGGCATTCCACGAACTCGATCTCGACAATCGGATCAAGGAAGAGACGCATGTGATGGCTCTCTTCAATTCCCACCTGCTCACCGAGACGGAAGCCCGCAAGCGGATGAACCTCAAGCCGATGAGCAAGACCGAGCAGAACGATACCCACTTCGCTCTCCACGTGCTGCGTCTTGAGCGCGAGATCCAGAAGTACAAGACCGCATCGGCCATTGAGATCGGCCAACAGGACGTGACGAACCAAAAGGCGTTGGCCGGAACCCAGATGAAGCTGATGGAAGCCCAGGCCAAACTGTCCGAGGTCAAGGCCAGCCACGAACAACAGAGTCTCGAAGCACAGGCGAAACACCTGCCTGTCATTGCCAAGGCGAAGGTAGCCGTGGCCAATGCCAGCTCACGCCGGGCCAGCAAGGGCACCGGCGCCGGTCACCCGCGCGGAGGCACGGCCAAGAAGACAACCCAGACCGCCGCGGCAACCGCCAATAAGATGCGCCCGACCAACCAGCATGGATCGAAGCTGGGCCCAGGCAAGAACAGTGACAGCCTCATGAGCGAGATCTATGAAGGCTTGGTGCAAGGTCGGGACCGACTGATTGCCGATGGTCTCAATGTGGATAAGAACTGGCGCAAAGCAAGCGGTCAGATCATCGATGAGATCGTTGCGCGACTCAACCAGCGCGAAATCACCGATTCAGTTGGTGATTCCTATACTAGACAGGAACGAGCCGCCGGACTGAGTTCATTGAAGTCCGTGATTGCTGAAACTTCTGATCCTGAGCTTCTTTCTGTGCTTCTTCGAGCGGAATTGGAAGACGAGGTAGATGATGCCGAACTTGAATATGCCATTGCCGGTCGTGCAGCTTAACGGTCCTGGGATGCAGAACTCCAGAGTGACTCCGCTGCAACAGGCACTTGCGCAGGATGCGTCCGCTCTGTTCCAGAGCAACGCATCGATTCAGCCCATCCCGCAGGGAGGTCCCTTCCTGCTTGAGATTCCTCTCAATCGTTAGGTAGTGGGGCGCCGGACAGTACCTGTTACCCGGGCGACTAACTAACAGTTGGTTTCATACAAGGTTGGACATGCTGAGCGAACGCCGTTGGCTCAAGATCCACGACTTTCTGACGTTTCGTCCGAGCGCGGTTCTTGAGAACAAGAGATTCCTGTTCGAGTGCAAGGACTCGAAGTCCGAGACAGGCCACAGCCTGCTCGTTCGCGTGGACGCGACTCACGCCGGCATCGTAACTGGCAATCGCAAGTTCTATCGTCCCGATTGCATGCAGGACGCGGTTCAGACCTGGATTCCCAAAGGGGTCGCACCGCTTCCCGTTCTTCGCGGGCACGACAAAGAAGGCGACGTGCTGGGCCGGATTCGTGAGGCCAAGTACATCGACGACTCCTGGAAATACGCCAGAGACTTTCCGGTTCTGAAGGACTCAGTCTTCTATAACCGTGATTCGAAGACCGGCGGCAAGTTCAACGTGTTCAAGACGGTGGACTGGATTCAGGACAACCTGGCCCGCGTGAAGGGCTACCAGGGAATCGGTCATATCGAACTGGGTTTGACTCTGACCAACCCTGAAGCGATTCAGAAGATACTCCGTGACGAGTATCTGTGCGTTTCAGCCGGTGCGATTACCGACTCGGCCACCTGCTCCATCTGCCACACCGACTGGGCGTCGGAGGACAAGTGCGAACACCGCCCCGGTGAGATCGTCGATGGACGCATGGCCTTCCTGATCTCGGGAAGGTTCAAGTACAAGGAACTCAGCTTCGTCAACTTTGGAGCGGATCCGTTTGCTCAGGTGAAGTCCTACGAGTTGAAGGACTCACTCGAGAAGATGTTCTTCCTTGGTCTGCCTCTCGATGACCAGCAATTTGCTATCGACAGGGGCCTCAAACTGACCGACAGCCTGTACGAGTCGGACATCGTGATTGAATACGAGGAACCAAAGATGACGATTGACGTGGCCGCCGTTGGGAAGACTCTCAAGAGCCCTGATCTGACGGCAGAAACAGCATTCGATCTTCAGGATCAGCTCACGGCCTGGACACCGGAAACGGACGACGACAAGACCTCCCGGCGCAGCCTGCAGTCGACTCTCACCGCCAAGATCCGCAAGAACGGTTGGAAGCGGAAAGAAACTGCCGATCCGGCCGCGATCGAAGATGCCGGCATGAGCGCCGATCTTGCAGCGGTTCCCCCAGTGGCCGAAGATGCCAACGCCGCGGCTGCCATTACGACAGCGGTTGCTGAGGCAACCGAGTGCGTGGACGGGGTCTGCGATTGGACAGGGTTCACCCTGACCGATGAGGACCAGGCGTTCTTCGCCGACGAACAGAAGGTTTACGACGAGCTTTGCGTCGAGCTGGATGCCGCCGGCACCAGCGGCGAGTTGAAGGACGAACAGATCAAGGACGCCAAGCTGGATGCGGAAGCCCGCAAGAAGCTGAGTGGCAAGTCCTTCTGTGGTCCGAATCGCACCTTCCCCGTGGAAGACTGCGCGCATCACACCGCAGCCCTTCGGCTGCTCGGCCGGGCCAAGATCAGCGACGGCGCCAAGGAGAAGATACGGGCCTGCGTGGAGAGAAAGGGCAAGACCTTGAAGTGCGGGATTACGAAGACCGAGGACGCACAGAACAAGTGCTTCAATTGCGGTTCTAAAAAGAACCTCGGCTTTACTTCCGATGGCGAGTACGTCTGCGAAGAATGCTCCGACAACCTCAGGGATAAGCTTCGGGGACCGATCAGTGATGAGCTGAAGACTCTGGCTGCCGACCTGAAGCTGTTCGATGCCGAGGAGGCCGACAAGGACACCCGGGCCGCAGAGGTCAAGGAGATTCTTGGCCACTACGAGTGTCTGGACAAGCATCACAAGTCAGCGGCTTCCGACAAGCACGGACTGCAGTACAAGATGGAGGATCTTCACAGCGCCCTGGGCGAGCGGTGGAACAAGGACCGTTATGTCGAGTGGGCCAAGAAGTACCTCACTGAGAACATCAAGGATTCGTTGCTCATCACCAAGGACGAGCTGGCCGAGAAGGACGACGCCGTTCTGGGCCTGACCGATGAGCTGGCGACGATCAGAACCAGTGTCGCCACCAAGGACCGCCTGCTCGCCGCCGTCCTCCTGGATTCGAAGACGAGCCTGGCAACGACGCTGGTCATGCACAACTGCCTGCGGAAGAAGGATGGCTAT